CAAAAAAGGTGGGGCGGTGTTGCAGATAAAGAACCTGTTGACCCTTGGCTTTTAGATTTAGTTAAAAGTCCTTTTAAAAAGAAAGTTACTGAAAATATAAAAAGAATTAAAAAATTATTATAATAAAAAAACCCATCAATTGATGGGTTTTTTCTTTCCTAATAGAATGCAATTACTTTTTCACTTCTACGGCTGGTGTTTCAGTCTTTACTGAATCCGCAATTACTGAAGCAGAATCCACTTTTACTGAGTCTACAGTTACTGTAGTTGAGTCTGTTAAGTCAGAGTTAGTTTCACTTGATTTTTTGTTTCCACAAGAGGATAACGATACGATTGCTGCAATTGCAAATAATGCTACGATTTTTTTCATAATTTTTCTTTTTTTTTTATTTGTTATTAGAATATAAATATACAAGAACTATACTGATATGTCAATTTTTTTTACATATTTTTTCTGCGGAAAATGAGAGATTCGAACTCTCGCATCATTTTATTGATGTACGGTTTAGCAAACCGCTGCATTACCACTCTGCCAACCTTCCTTATATTATTTTTTTATCTTTCAAATTGGTTTTATACCAAACTTCTAAGTTTTCTGTAAATTGTCCCCATTTCATTCTATCCAATTCAGTTTCATACCCTTTTATCTCAACAAATAAATCATCATCAATTAAATAAAAATCAGGACAATAAGTTCTTTTAGTTCCGTTTGAGTCCACATAATTAAATCTTTTTTTATTCCTTACCCAATTTATGTTATTTTCATCAAAATACATTGCCGTCTTCAATTCCCACATACCATCTAAAAAAACTTCACCCGCAATTCTACTTGTATATTTGATTTTTTTTGTTCTACCCGCAGAATTTTCCCAACCATTTAAATAACGAGACTTCATTTCTTCACTTCGTTTTGATTTAAACTCTTCATTCATTGTTCTACCTATCAATGAATTACTTAATTTTTCTTTAGTTGATTCGGTATGTTTTCTACCTTTCCAAAAAGAACCGTCGTTAATTTTTTTAAAATGACTAATTCTTTTTCCCGAATCATATTGTATTTTCAAAGATTCTGTCAAAGCTTTTGAATTCTTTTCTTTAATTGACGGGCACGATTGGTAATTTTTTTCACAACAATGTTTTCCATTTTTGGTAATATATCTTGATTCTCTGATATTACAATATTCACATTTCATAAATTAGTTTATTTATAAATATATCAAATAATTAAAAAGTCCCCTTCACCAACTTGGGTAATCTTCCTAATGTTATATTAAGTGTAATAAGATATATGACAATTTATACCCCGCAAATGCACCCAATGCAGATGGTATTGGAAATACAATTAATTTACCTAAGTCAGTTACATACTTTGGTCTATTAACAATTTTACCCATAAAAAAGTAATATATCAAATATCCCATTAAAACTGCAATATCTGTCCGTGTTGCGATAAAAACTACTAAAGTAGCTCCTAAGAACCCAAAAGTAAAATTATCTCTTACACCTTCCCAAACTTCTTTAGTCGAAGCACTTTTATACTCTTTTACAATCTTTTTAAACTTGGTTCTATTACCAGTTTTTTTTTCTGTTTTTTCTATTGTTTCCATGTTGGAATAGATGGGCTCGAACCATCGACTTTCACCGTATCAGGATGACTCTCTATCCAACTGAGTTATATTCCATTATTATTTTACAAAGATAATTAATTTATTCCACAAAAAAAAACCCCCTGACTTTTAATCAGAGGGATTTAGTATTTAAATCTCTATAACTTAAAATCATATTATTTCAAGAATCTTAATTTGTATAATGTAGAATAAAGTAATTCTTGAATAGTATCTATTTGGTTTTGAATAAATGATTCTTTAACACCTTTTCTCGCTTTTTCAATCATAATGTCTAATGATTTAAAATAATTAATTACTTGTTCAGAACTCTTGTAGTCCTCAGTTTTAACTGAATCATAATTTTTAATAACATCGTACTTACCTTGATAACTTTCAATAATACCGTCCACTAACGCATCAATCCCTTCATAGTATCCTTGTAATGCTTTATGTTCAGAGTATGACTTAGTCTGTAAATGAAAGATGTGTACTTGAGTTTGAGAATGTAATAGTGTTGACACCATATTCTTAAATCCTGAGTTACCTTTAGTTTCAGATTTATTTTCCTGTTCATTTAGGCGCATTACCTTGAATAGTTGTTCTTTTGTTAATGTTACTTGTTCCATACTAATAAATAGTCGGTATAGATGAAAAATATTTTGCGGAAGCGGTAGGATTCGAACCTACGGAACTGTTACATCCTCTAGTTTTCAAAACTAGCGCGATAGACCTCTCTGCTACACTTCCTTTGTGGGTGACTGACGGGAATCGAACCCGCGACAACTTGGACCACAACCAAGCGCTCTACCAACTGAGCTACAGCCACCATATGTTGCGTGTTTGGGTTTCGAACCCAATTGACCATCCTTATGAGAGATAGTTCTTTTCCTCTAAGTCACGCAGTTTAGAGGTTCTATTAGGATTCGAACCTAAACTCCGAATTCCGTAGATTCGTGTGCTAATCCGTTACACCATAAAACCCTAATTACCGATTATTGTCCCATTTAACAATTATCATCAAAACAATCCACAAAATTAAAAACCACATATTCTTCTTATTTAGTTACCCGACCAGGACTCGAACCTAGAACGACTGTACCAAAAACAGTTGTGTTAGCCATTACACCATCGGGCAATATTGTGGACCATCCAGGACTCGAACCTGGGACCTTCTCGTTATGAGCGAGCTACTCTAACCGACTGAGTTAAAGGTCCAAAATTGACTACTATGTTATTTTGCGAACGTATGAAGCTCGTATCATTATTAAGTCATAGTAGTCCAAGGCGTTACGCGTCCATCTGTAACTTTACTTTTCTTGAGTCCCAATGTGGCCACACCAACTCAGGGAATAATTACCTTGTTTGTGGGAGTGGAGGGATTCGAACCCCCAATGTCATAGACCACAGATTTACAGTCTGCTAAGCAACCAATTGCTCAACACTCCCAATTTAGGAAAACAGAAGATGGTTGCGTGGACATCTGTTTTTACGATTAGCGTTACTTAGGTGAATACCTCCCAACTCCGATTGTACTAGCCGGCATTCACTCTCGAACTATTAGTACAATCATTCCCCAATCAACCTTTTGCACGCTTGGAGGGATTCGAACCCCCACCAACGGTGTTGGAGACCGTGATGCTACCGTTGCACTACAAACGTATTTATTTACTGCTCAAATTTAAGAGTATTTACTGCTCAAATTTAAGATTTTTGAGGTCGGTACAGGATTTGAACCTGTGTGAATAGTTTTGCAGACTACCGCCTAAGCCACTCGGCCAACCGACCCTATTTGTTTTACACATTTAATCTAAACTATTTGGGTAATATAATAATGTTGGGTTTTTCTTTTGAATATCAATTTCAGGATATCTATTACTAAATGATTTAACATCAAATCGAGATGTAATTAAATGTCTACCATTTTTGGTAGGTATTACTTTTTCAACCTTAAATCCAATTGGTCTAAGGTCTTTAATAAAATCGGCAACTTCATATAAAAAATCAAGGTCAGTAGTATCAATATCAACAATCCATCTTTTTTCTTTAGTCTTTATTTGGCCAACAACCGAATCAAATAACCCTTTTTGATTTTGATTACCATTTTTAATCCTTTCTGCTAAACTTGCCAACATATCCAAAGAAACATCTTTATGATTTTGTTTTTGAACATGAATATAAGCTCTTGCTTTAAACATTTCACAAAGTTGTTTTACCTCATCGTATCTTCTTTCCAAATGGTCAATTGAATCAATACAATATGTTTTAATTGTTCTAACCGATTGATGATTATCTCTTTCATTTTCAGGTTGGTCTTTCTTACGCTTAAACACATACAACATATAGAAATCACCCTTCTCTTCGAAGTTCAACAATGGTTTTATTATCTCTAAATTATCTATCATTTTAATATCCTATTTCTTTTTTAACTTCCCATTGTTTATCAATAGGAATTCTTTCAATTCTTTCAACAGGTACAAACCCGTCAAACCCTTTATCTTTAACATCTTCAAAATGTTCTATGGTGTCCAATTGGAACCCGAACTTATATCGGATGTATTGGAACTTTTCTCCGTCCCAATAGGCCATGTGGTTGTTCCTACAAAATCCATTGTACCAACCTTCAATCATTTCATTTTTTGGTATCATAATTTCTATTTTTTGTGACCCCTCCGAGACTCGAACTCGGGACTCCCTAATTAAAAGTTAGGTGCTCTAGCCAACTGAGCTAAGAGGTCAATTTTTCGTTCAATCATTTCTGACTGTCCCCAATACCGAATTTCAGCGGCAACCCACTTACGTGAGGGGTTAGAACTTGTGTGTTAACTTACTCCTGTTAATGGTACACTAACCAACCGACTTAGGCTCAAGTAATCGGCTCAGGTCCCCATGGTTGTAAAACCACTTCTCATCGTTCGGGAGCAAACTAGTCGTATACTACTCGACTCGTGTAGTCGACACGGGACTCGAACCCGCACAAGGCAACCTTACAACTCCATAGTCAACACAAGTGTCTGTGACTATTGGTCTTGGGGATTTGGGCACCATCCCGCATTACACAGTCGACTAACAACCCCACTTCACCAGCTTAACGGACTGGCTGCCATATGGGAGTGGGGGTTTCCCGTTAATTCGGGACTCCGTGGTAACGGTCAGAATCGAACTGACGACACCTTGTTCTTCAAACAAGTGCTCTACCGACTGAGCTACGTTACCAAGTAAAGATAATGATGGAGTACCCATCTCGCTCCAATCTTAACTGCTTTCCTGAGTTTTATGAGGCCTCGGCAGAAAGGGTGATGAACTCTGATTCCATTCGGAATTGTCGACATTCCATTGAATGGTAAGGACCATTATCTTAGTAGTTCCTGTAGGATTCGAACCTACGACTGCTTGCATGTAAGGCAAGAACTCTTCCACTGAGCTAAGGAACTGTATTGTAGCCCCACCGGGAGTCGAACCCGACTTTTTTGGATGAAAACCAAATATCCTAACCGATAGATGATAGGGCCATAATTAAATCTTTTACAAAGATACAATCAATATTTCAAAGAGCAAAAGATTATAGAATAAAAAAACCCCGAACCTTAATTAAAAGTTCGGGGTCTGATATGATATAAAATTTATATTATTATCCTACGATTACATCCGAACTACATAGCAGCATACGCTCATACCAACAAACTATTTGTTGTTTACTAAAGACCATATGTTGTATTGTAGTTTTCATTGTTTCTATAATTATATCAAAGATAGTCAAAATCTTCAATTTGTCAAATATTATTTTTTTTGTACCCCAAGAGAGACTCGAACTCTCAAAATCTTGTTCCTAAGACAAGCGTGTCTGCCATTCCACCATCGGGGCATATATCACATCGTACAGGCATTCTGGTTCTCGCCAACAGAAATTCCATCTTACTTAGCCCACCCTGTGCGATAGGGGTACCTGAGGATATGATAATTGTGATTCGGATAGGATTCGAACCTATGACCTACGCATTAGAAGTGCGTTGCTCTATCCAGCTGAGCTACCAAACCATTTTGAGGTTGAGAACTCCTCGTGTTGTGCAAATATAGACATAAATCCTTTCAAAATTTATAATCCCACCCGACTATTTCATTCCTATCTCACAGGAACAACACATTTTTACAATTGTAATTTATAAACTCGTTTATATTCGTCCAACGCCGACTTTAGATTCTCAATACATTCTCGGTAATTAACATCATCACCAAGATTAAATCTCTCATTTTCTTGTTCCCTCTTGAACAACACTTTTAACGAATTATCAATGTTGGATAAAATGTCCAAGTAAATCATCTCTTTGTCTTTGGATTTCTTTAAATCAAATTTTAAATCTACAATTAGACCCTCCAATTCTTCAATTTTTTCATTCTCATCCATAACACATAATTAAACACTTTGTATCGAGAGAGGGAGTCGAACCCTCACGCCTTATGGCAAGGAGTCTTAAGCCCCTCGTGTCTACCATTTCACCACCCCGATATTTATTCCACAAAGATAGTAAAATCTTTGATATAACCATAAAAAAACCCCAAACTTTTCAGTTCAGGGTTAAGTTTCTATAAATAGAATGGCTCTGAACAAATTACCGCATAAGTCTTCTTAACAGACCTTGTCTATCAAGTAATAATGTATGTAATAATGTTGTTCTCATTTTTTTTATAAATATATCTTATTCTGCAAAACTTTCTTCATATAAAGTATTACTATCGTTTGACTCAATATTATCCTGATGTTCTATTACAACAATTTTATTATTAAAATTGAATATAAACTCACCATCAGACCCTTCATTGTTTTCCCAACCACCAAAATGTCTTGAAAGTTGTGTATAACACCAATCTTCAATTCCCGATGGTACCGCACTACCGTTTTGTTCAAATCTATCCTCCAAATATCCAGCATCTCCCGACCCATTATATGTTACAGTTAAAATACCATCGTTGGGAATTTCAACCTCTGAAAACTCATTTTCTTCCCATCGTTTAAATTTTTCAATATCTTCTTCGGAATCGTATTCAATTGAACTTCCACTACCTCTTTCATAAAAAGACCACCATTGACTAAACACAATTTTTTTATCTTTTGTGTCAATGTCAAACTCAACTCTTTGATAATTAATCATATCCATATCAAGGTCTTCAAAATTGTTTTTTTCATCAACATAGTTAACAATCTTTTGAAGTATTGGAATTAATCCTGATGGGATATCCGCCCTATAATTGTTTGAGAAATGAGTTATTTCATCCCATTCAATATCGTTGGGGTCAAATTCTGAATAACTATCAATATCAAACTCAATATTACCATCATACATACCCATTGAACTAATGTAATTGGCAACTCTTTGTAAATATTTTTTTTCTTCTGGTGTTAAAATTCCTTTCATAAACTATAAATATCCTTTAATCATCTATTTTTAATGTTCTTAACATCCATTGTGGTCGTTTATTCTCGGAAAGGTTATTAACCCACTCTTTGGCCGATGGGATATAGTTATTACAATCTTCTTTCACATGTTGTTCACCAACATATCTTGTGTAAACTATTTTACCATCACTATTTAAAAATTCACTTCCAAATTTCTTTTCCATTTCAAAAATACCTTCACTATGATGTCTAAACATTCTGTGGAGTGAATCACCAAACCAAGATTTTGTTTCGTCTAACCATTCGTGTAAATGGATATAATCTTCAGGTTTTCCACCAAATTTCTTGGCGGATGATTTTGCGTGTAAATTTGGATGTGCCATAGTTTTATTTTTGTGGAGCTAGTGAGAATCGAACTCACCTCAGAGACATTGCAAGTGTTTCTCGCCAAGCCTTGGAACATGTAACCCCTTATTTGAGCCTCCTGTCGGAATCGAACCAACGACATCAACATTACAAATGTTGCGCTCTACCTGCTGAGCTAAGGAGGCGTTTGTGGGTATATGCTCATCACATATTCTTGGGTTCCCACACACCCCTTGAGCAGATAGACGGAATCGAACCGTCGTCTCCAGATTGGAAGTCTGGAGTAATAACCCCTATACGATATCTGCATGAGTGTAGTGGCGGATATCACACCTGAGGTTACTACACGTATACCCCTCTTTGCGGTCCCGACGGGATTCGAACCCGTACCTCGCACCGTGACAGGGTGGAATTGTAACCATTCAACCACGGGACCAAAATTTCAATTCAAAGGTGACAATCCTATAACAATTGAATGAGAAAGAACCGTGTTTCTCGGGTAGTGACTTCCCGTATTCTGTCTTTCTGTTTTTTATGGGGAGTTTCACTCCAATCTTTTTAATTAATTAATATATCCTTATGTTCTTCGATTACTCGTTTTAAACTACTGACATATCTTTTGTCTTGTGCGTATACTTTACCAAGTAACGCAAGGTACTCTTTTTTTGTCAAATCATTTTTGTTTTTTAACATATAATTCTGCCATAAGGAGTAATCATACACACTAAACACCCAATCTTCATAACTTGAATACCCACTTTTGGTTTGACCGTTTGCGGATGACTCTCGTTTTTTTGGTATTCTCATACCAAATAGATTGTTCGCTGATTTGAACAATTTGGAAGTAAATTGACCTGATTCTAATACCGCTTGTGCGAATACCACATCAGGAAATTTAATTCCATGATTAATTATCTGCTCATACAAATTTTGTCTTGTGATTCCAATTTCAACAATTGATTCACTTTGTAATTGCTTCTCTTGTGCTTTTGTTGTCATTGTTCCTAACAATAACAATCCAGTCAATAAGAATGTTTTTAACTTCATTTTTTTCTTTTTGTCTGTTTATGCTTCAGGATTACTCCATCCACGATACTACAACATTGGAAATTTTCCACCCACCGCAGCTGCTCCACTAGGAATCGAACCTAGATAAATTGATTAACAATCAACCGTAATAACCCTTATACGATAGAGCAATATAATAATAGTTAAAATTTTCCATAAGGAAAACTTTAGTCGGGGTAGGAGGTGTCGAACCTCCCGCCTCTTGGTCCCAAACCAAGCGTCTCACCCCAAGACTATACCCCGTAATAAATAAAAAAACCCTGAAGGATTAGTTCAGGGTTTTAAATTTTTGGCTAATATAAAATTACTCAAAAATTATGTCTGAACTCATACGAATAGTGCCTGCATCCCCGTTAGGAGTTGTCGGTGTGTCAAGATTTGTATTTGTGTTCATCGTTTTCATAGTACAATATTACAATAAATATATTAAAAATTCAATAATTATAAATATTTTTTAAAAATATTTTGAATTACTTGTTCATCCTCAGAATTTAAAGAGTAATATTTCTCTTTAAGTTTATCTAAATTTTCATTAAATATGGATTCGTATGTCCCTAAATTCTCATTTGGACTTGTCCCAATTACCTTTTTAGGAAGATAACCATCCTCAACTAAACACTCTATTAATTCTTGTATTTCTCTTTTACTACAAGAAGATACAAATTCGTCAACATCAACGTCAACATAAGATTCAAATTCTGGCATAACAATATTTTTTTTTACAAAAGTAATTAAATAATTTGATTTCTCAAACTTTTTTCAGATATTTATTAGTATGATAATAGACAAAATATAAGGCGTCTTTTGGGAACTAACCTATCATATGAGAACTTAGATGTTTTGGAGTTTGGAAAATTCAATTCA